CAGGAGCACCCTTCATCCGATGAACAAAGAACTGAGCGACCTCCAGCTGGCCGAGATGTATCGCGCCTGGTGGAAGGAGATGTATGGCTTGAGCGCCAACTCCCAAGCCACTGTCATTGCCATTGCCTGGGCCCGGCATGTGTTGGAGCAGGCCCTGGAGGAGCAATGACCCACCGACCCACCTTCATAGCGATCACAAGCACAGGCGGGTACATCGGCCGCATCTTCTGGCAAAACAGCGGCGTCCACCCTGGCTTTCCTCGTTGGGGCGAAGTCCATTCCATACCTAGGCCCGCAATCACCACCGATGAGTGGGGTGTGTGGGCTGGCACGTTTCCTGTCATCCAACAAATCATCAACTGGAGGTTTGACGGTGAGTGACACCCATGTGATGGCAGCCCTGCGCGGCGAGCTGCTTAACGCCATGAACAATGCCTTCCCTGCACCACGCAGTTTGTCGGACTTGGAATCCGATTGCCGTGTCCCATTTCTTACAAGAGACAAAGCCTGGTTCAAAGATGCAGTGCAAGAACAGATCAAGGTTCTTGTTAATGCTGGCCTGGTTCGCCCTATGCACGGCGGGTACACACTCACTGAAAAGGGGCGGCGAGATAGGCAGCAGGCCGCACGTTTCTTCAACAAACAACCACCACAAGATGCAGCATGAATCAGTCACGCCTTTCGCAGTTCGATCAACAAGCAGAGTCCATCACGCACAACAGGCAGAACGATTATGGTGACCCAAGGGTTAGCTTTGATCGCATTGCTTTGATGTGGTCAGCCATTACTGGCGCAGACATTAGCGCCCAGCAGGTGGCGCACATGATGATCGCTCTTAAGCTGAGCCGATTGCAAACCAGCCCCAACCATCTTGATTCTTATGTCGACATCGTCGGATACGCAAGATGCGCAGTCATCTGTGGACCAGAGCACACCGATCAAGGAAGACCTACTGACCTGCTTGACTGACGCCTTCTGGTGTGACCGTAACAACAGTCTCACCATGTTCAGCAAACAGCGAATGGTTGCAGTGCTTGAGCTACTTGCTGCAGAGATAAGGAGCTGGGCTCCTGATCCAGGGCAGGCAAGGATCTGTTACCTGGCCATCAATGAAGTGGCCGACCGTCTCATCCGCGAATCAACTAATGCAACCAACTGAACTACCTGAAAACGTTTTCATCCTGGTTGACCAGCCACCTACTGCAGACGACGCATCTCCTACGGGGCATGTTCTTTATTTCAAACCTGAATACGGTTGGTTCATAGGTTATTGGAGCCGACCTCACATGGATGGCTGCACACATTGGACTTACCTGCCCGGATTCCCTGGCCCTGCTCCAACCATGGAGGCAAGGAGGAAAGCCATGTTTGATCTATGGCTTGACACCTTCCCGACCGAAGCCAAAAAGCAGGAGCTGCCCGTGTCGCTGATGCGCCTGGGCTGGAACGCAGGGTGGGACCGTGCAAAGAACGGCTGACCAGCTGCACCTTGAGCAGCGGGAGATGCTCATGCTGGGCACCGACCGCTATGAACTGCTCCGCAACCAGCGGATCGTCAAGGGCATGGAGTCGCTGTCCGGCTACGGCAATGTGCTGGTGGAGCTGGGCATCGACGGTGTCATCAAGCAGGTCAGGCACCACCGGGCCAGGCTCAAGGCTGGCAAGGCTGGCCTGTACTACAGGCACCTGGGCCCACTGCTGACCATTCGCCCCGCACAAGGCTGCAGCCGTGGCCCTGCGGGTGGTGGTCGACAAGATCAGCCAGCCCATGCGCATCAATCACCTCGCCATTGAGGTGGCAGAGAAGCTATGGGTGGAGGCCATGCTCAGCAGGGCCACCAGGTGGGAGAAGCTGAACCACAAGCGCGTCAGGGGCCGGTACAAGGACAAGGTCAGGGACATCAACCGCATGCAGAACACCGAAAGGTGGACTGGTGAACAGCGCGTAGCCATTGGTGGGTTGCTGGTGTCCGTGATCGCTGAACAGACCGGCTTCATCAAGATCGACAAGCGCAAGAACAGGCACAGGTGGGTCGTCTATGTGTCGGCCACCGACGAGTGCCTGCAGTTCATCCAGCAGTACAACGACAGCGGTCGTTTGCTGTGCCCCTTCTACCTGCCGATGGTGGTCAAGCCGCGGCCATGGGATACGCCCAGTTCGGGCGGGTACCTGACCGACGTGCCTGGCTACGAGCTGGTCAAATCACAAAGCCAGTTCATGGCCGAGCGATGCACCGGTGACGAGCCGTTTGTGCAGGCCGCCAACCACCAGCAGTCCGTCGCCTGGCAGGTCAACAGCTGGGTGCTGGAGCAGATGGAGCATGCCTGGGAGAAGAGCATTGCCATCGGCAAGCTCATCCCCAGGGAGGGGTGGTTGGTGCCGCCGTACCCCAAGCACCTGCCTGACGATGACCCGGGCGTGAGCGAGTGGAAGTTCACTGCCCGCCAGATCCATGAGAAGAACGACCGGTCACGCAACAAGCGGATCGCTGTCGCCAAGCAGCTATGGCTGGCCCGTCGCTTTGCCGATGAGCCAGAGCTGTTCTTCCCCATGCAGCTGGATTTCAGGGGCAGGTACTACTACAAGCCCCCGTTCCTGAATCCGCAGTCCAACGACGTCGGCCGTGCCTTGCTGCAGTTTGCCCACGGCAAACCCATCAAGGACGAAGTCGAAGCTGAGTGGTTGTGGGTGCATGGCGCCAACCTGTACGGGTACAGCAAGCTCAGCTGGCGGGCCCGGCTGGACTGGGCGCACCAGAACAAGGAGTCCATCTGCCGATCTGGCATGGACCCCTGGCAGGCAGCTGAGTTCTGGTCGAAGGCCGATGACCCGTGGCAGTTCCTTGCGTTCTGCCGTGCGGCCTACCAGTACATCGAGCACCGGCGGTCGTTCGTCTGCCAGTTGCCGGTGGTTCTGGATTGCACCTGCTCTGGCATCCAGCACTACTCAGCCCTGCTCCGTAACGAGCAGATGGCCGAGCTGGTGAACCTGATGCCCAGCGATAAGCCACAGGACATCTACTCCCGTGTGCTGAACGCTGTCCTTGAGCGACTCAGGGCTGACCTTGGCAGCCCGCATGCCAGGTCATGGCTTGAACTGCAACCAGATCGCAGCTTGACCAAGGGCGTGGTCATGACCATGCCGTACTCCGCCACCAGGAACGCAGTGTTCAAGCACTGCCAGACCTGGGCCTTTGAACGCATGCTGCAGCTGTATGGCTCGACGGCATGGAAGTTCAAGGCTGGCTCGATTGCTGCCATGCACTACATGGCCACGATCTTGTGCGAGGAGACGGCCAACATGATCGGCCCAGCCAAGGCCGCCATGCTGTGGTTCAAGCGGCTGGGCAAGCTGGCCGGTGAGCACAACATCACGCTCACCTGGACGTCGCCCTCTGGGTGGGCGGTGCGTCAGCACTACATGGACCTCAGGCCGGTGCGCATCCCGCTGCATCACCTGTCCCCTGTCGTGAAGACCATCGCCCTGGAACAGGAAACCCTGGACCTCAACCCGACACGCATGGCCAATGGGCTCAGCCCCAACGTCATCCATTCCCTGGACGCCAGCCACATGGCGTTCACCACGGTGGATGCGTTCGCCAATGGCGTGACCAACCTCGGCGGGATTCACGATTGCTTTGCAACCACACCCGCTGAGATGCGACAGGTGCGGGACTCTGTCCGCAACACCTTCGCCAACCTGTACTCAGAGGACTGGCTTGACACCATTACCTCTGAGCTGCTGTCGCAGATCCCCGAGGACCTGCGCAGCAAACTGCCTGCCCGCCCCGTGGCTGGGCAGCTGGACATCGACCTCGTCCGCACCGCTACCTACTTCATCACCTGACCATGAACTACAACCTCGTCGACAAGATCAAGCTGACCACTCCCGTCTGCCGTTTGCAGTACCCCAAGCTCATCGAGCCGGAAACCAAGTTCAACCCTGAAGGGATCTACAAGCTGACTGCTGTCGTCGACGCAGCAGAGGCAACCGCCATGGCCGACGCCCTGGATGACCTGCTCAATAGGCACAAGGCATCACTCAAAACCCAGGACCCCAACAAGCGGGACTGGAAGCTGGCCGACCTGCCCTATGGGTTTGAAGAGTTCGACGGCAAGGCGTCGTTCCTGGTCAAGCCCAAGATGAAAGCCAAGGAGCATTGACCGCGACGGTCGTGCATGGACCTCGGCCCCTGCCTTGTTCGATGCCAAAGGCCGGCCAGTCCGTGACCGTGAGTCATTGCGTGGCATGTGGTCCGGCACCCTGGCCAAGGTCAACTTCGAGGCCTGCCCCTTTTACCAGGCAGCCATTGGTGCTGGCATTACGCTGCGCCTGAAAGCTGTCCAGATCATTGATCTGGTTGAAGGGGGCGGCAGTGCCGAGAGCTTCGGGTTCGACGAGCAAGAAGGCTGGGTCAACTCAGAAGAAACCGTCCCGTTCGACGGGTCGTCGTCGGTCCTCAAGGACGAGGAGTTCCTCCCCGACTTCTAAGTTCCGATCCATGTTTGAGGCTGGCGTTGCAGCTGGCCTTGAACTACGGGGCCTCGACTATTACTACGAAACCGAGGCCCTGCCTTACACCATTCAGGCGGTCTACACCCCTGACTTCATCTTGCCCAATGGGGTCATTGTCGAAACCAAAGGCGTGCTCACCCCTGAAGATCGACGCAAGATGCTGGCAGTGAAGGCCGCCCATCCCACCAGGGACATCCGGTTCTGCTTCATGCGAGCAGCAACCAAGCTGTCCCGTCGCCCTGGTGCCCTGACCTACGGCCAATGGGCAGATCGCCATGGCTTCGATTGGTGCGAGGACCACATACCCACCGACTGGTACTTCGATGGCATCCAAGTTCCTGCGGCATGAAGCATGCCCGGAGTGCAACAGCAAAGACAACCTGGCCCGGTACGACGACGGTCACGCCACCTGCTTTGGATGCGGGTACCAGGAGCAACCGCCCAAACCTGAAAAGCTCAAGCCCATTCCACCGATGGCGCCACCCACCACGCCCCTACTTCCCTTCGTCAACATCAAGGCCCTGGAAAAGCGGGGCATCACCGCTGACACCTGCAAGCTGTTCGGCTACGGGTACAGCCACCACAACGGCAACCCCGTCCAGGTGGCCGTCTACAGGGACAAGCAAGGCAAGGAGATAGCGCAGCACCTGCGCGATGCAGACAAGCGCTTCCGCTGGCTTGGGGACACCAGCAGCATGCAGCTATGGGGCCAGCATCTATGGCGCCAAGGGATCGGTGGCAGTGGTGGTGCCTTCGTCGTCGTCACCGAGGGCGAGATCGATGCCATGTCGGTCAGCCAGGTGCAAGGCAACCGCTACCCCGTCGTGTCCCTGCCCAACGGGGCGCAGTCAGCCAAGAAGTACCTGGCCGCCAATGCCGATTGGCTGGGCCAGTTCCAGCGGATCGTGCTGTGCTTCGACAACGACGAGCCCGGCCAGAAAGCAGCAGCAGAAGCGCTGACTGTCCTGCCCCTGGGCAAGG